GCTAAACAAGTCAGGAAGCTTATAGCTGATAACAACTGCTTTGTGATACTGTTGTCAGGAACACCAACACCAGAGTCATTTAGCCAGATGTATCATCAGGTGTATGGCATACCTACAAACCCATTTAATGAGCACAAGACCTTTTATAAGTTTGCAAAAGAACACGTTATAATTAAACAGAAAAAAATAAATAGCTTTTTAATTAACGATTACAGTCGAGCAAAAACTTCAGTGTTAGATTCTATGAAGCCTTTTATGATTTCATATACTCAAAAAGAAGCAGGCTTTGAAACAACTATAAAAGAGCTTGTCTTAATAGTTGAAGCTCCGAAAAGAATCTATGACATGTGCAACAGACTAAAAAAAGATTTAGTAATTGAAGGACAAGAGCATGTGATACTAGCTGATACCAATGTAAAGCTTATGCAAAAGCTACATCAAATGTACAGTGGAACTGTAAAGTTTGAAGATGGACAGTCAATGGTTCTTGATACTTTCAAAGCTGAATTTATAAAAGAATATTTCAAGGACAGAAAGATAGCCTTGTTTTATAAATTTAAAGAAGAATACAATGCGTTAAAAGAAGTTTATGGATCTAAACTTTGTAACACATTGGAAGAGTTTTGTAACACAGATAAAAACATTGCTCTTCAAATAGTAAGTGGACGTGAGGGCATTTCACTTAAAGATGCTGATTGTTTGGTTTATTACAATATAGATTTTTCAGCAACTAGTTATTGGCAATCTAGAGATAGAATGACAACTAAAACTAGAGCTGATAATACAGTCTATTGGGTATTTACTGCTAACGGAATAGAGCCTAAAATATATAGGGCAGTCAAGAGTAAAAAAGACTACACATTAAAGCACTTTAAAAAAGATTTGTTTAATTGATTTATTTTAGTTATGTTATATGGCATGACTGAACAACAAATCCAATCTAAACGAATCCAAGAACTTGAAGAACAAGGGTATTATGTTATTAAGTTATTGAAGACCAATAAAAATGGGATTCCTGATTTGATTGCTATACCTAAAAATTCAAACGTTCTATTTTCAGAAATCAAAAAAAAGACAGGCAAGGTGTCTGCATTACAGAAATTTAGAATTAAAGAGTTAGAAAAACATGGAATCAAAACAGAAATATATAGAGGAGGAGTTTGAATTAGATGAGTTTTTTATTAGTCAAATACACAATTTTAAACATGGAGCATCGGTGGCAATAGCTGATAAAATAGACAGAATGAAAGGCCTTCCTTCTACACCTATTGTACTTGTCGACATTAGAAAAACACATGTAGATAAGTATTTAGATTATATTAACTTAAAACGATACATTAAATGAAACTTACCCAAAAAGACGCATTTGTTTTAGCTTCTGTTGAAGAAGCAACAGGATTAATTGACATCACACAGAAAACAAGAAAAAGAGAGTATGTTGATGCCAGGAGAATAGCATACATTATTTTTAGAAAAATGCACAATAAAAAATATATGGACATTGCTAAAATATTTGATAGAAATCACGCCACAATAATATATGGCGTAGAGAGTGCAAAGAACCTTTTAGAGACAGATCAAGAGTTCAAAGATCTGTATTATGAATCACTTGCAGCTGTAACAGGTGGTGGAGGTAGAATGTGTGAAATAATTCAGCAAATTAAAGAACTAAAGGCAGAGTTTTTAACATTACAAAAGGTTTTTTAACATTTCTTTGTGTATTTATTGTTTTTTTTTAAGTTTTTATTAACTTAATGGAAATCAGTAAAATGACTATCCAACCAAACAATCAAAATTCAATTAATTTCATCAATCATTTGATGACTAGAATCAATGGGTTGACTGATGATGTATACGAATCTTTGATGGATGAAGATTATGCCTCTTTAAAAATAACTATAAAAGAACTTCAGACGGTTTTAAGAGATACTCAAAAACTTGCCGAAGATGAAATATAGACCTAGACTAAATGAAGAAGAGTATGCTATGATTACTAAGCATCGAGCTCTTCAAAAAGAATGCGAACTTACAGGCATACCTCTTGATGATGTCAATCATTATTGGTATAAAGGAAAACATTTTTCACTTCACGTTAAAAACAAAGGAGTTACTCCTGAAGAATTAAGAGACGACATAATAAAGGCAATGGATAAGCATTCGCCTACTTACTATAAAATTAAACGAAAAAAACAATCAAATGGACACTTATTGGTTATTGATCCTGCAGATATTCATATTGGCAAGCTTTGTACATCTTTTGAGACGGGGGAGGAATACGACTCCCAAATCGCAGTGCAAAGAGTTAAAGAAGGAGTCACGGGAATTATAAATAAAGCTTACGGCTTTAACATAGATAAAATTCTTTTTGTAGGTGGTAACGACATACTTCATGTGGACACACCTAAAAGAATGACAACTTCAGGAACACCACAGGACACAGACGGCATGTGGTATGAAAATTTTATGACAGCTAAACAATTATATGTAGATGTTTTAGAAATGCTTATTAGTGTAGCTGACGTTCATTTTGTATACAACCCTAGCAATCACGATTATATGTCAGGATTTATGCTTTCTGATTCCATACAATCTTGGTTTAGAAAATGCAAAAACATTACCTTTGATTGTAGTATCGCACATAGAAAAGGATTCAAATACGGAAACAATCTTATTGGAACTACACATGGTGATGGTGCAAAGATTCCTGACTTACCATTAATTATGGCAAATGAATTTGCACAAGAATGGGCTGATACAAAACATAGATATATTTATACACATCACGTTCATCACAAAACAAGTAAAGACTTTCACGGAATCACAGTGGAAAGCTTGCGATCACCAAGCGGCACAGACTCCTGGCATCATCGAAACGGTTATGGTATAGGTGGTGTCAAAGCTATAGAAGGTTTTATTCACTCAAAACAACACGGGCAAGTTGCTCGACTAACACATATATTTTAATGAAAACAAAAGTAAAAACACCTGAATATTATAATGGGAAGAATGGATACACTGCTAGAGAAGTTGTAGACAACTTTAACTTACCCTATCATTTAGGAACTGCAGTCACTTATATTCTTAGAGCTTACAGAAAACATGATAGTCCTAATGAAGATTTACAAAAAGCTATAGACCACCTGACATTTGAGTTGGAAAAACTAGAGCACAACGATCAGTGGGTAACCGAACAATATAATAGAAACAGAAGCCCTGAAGACTGGGTAATGTAATTATTTTCCTTTAAGAAACTTCTCCATTTCTCTATTTCGTTTTCTAAATTCTTTTATGACTTTATCATCTTGAAACCTAAATTCTTTTAGATTTTTTTTGTACAATTCTGGATTCAATAATTTTAATAGTGCAGCAGCGTCATTTTTCTTTTTCTTACCACCATATCTTTGTTCATTGTACATTTTTCTTATATCTCTATAAAAAGGACTATACCCCATAACATTTCCTAACTGTGACATTACATAAAGAGATTGAAGACCTGCTGGAACTGGCGAATCTCCTCTTATCATTTCTGGAAACTGATAGGTTAATTCCTCTAAACTTCTAACTACAGGCATTGCAGGACCTAACATTTGCCTTCCAATTGTTTTCCATGCTTTATCACCCGTCATGTTAGCTTCATTGTAAGGAGAAAAGACAGCGCTATCTTTATAAGGATCATATTTTTTTGAATCTCTCAACCCTAAATCATACCCATATTCTTCATTAGCTGCTTCTAAGAAATACATTAATGCATTGTTAATTAAGTTGCCCTCTGTATTTCTTGTTATCAAAGAAGCCATAGATCCAACTAATTGTCTTTTAAGCATTTGCGGATAATCTTCTTCTTCTTCATCTTTTTTCAATCCAAACATGGATAACATTAGATTGCTTAACCCAACTAAACTTACCATATATAAAGCCATTCTCATATAAGTAGCTTGAGTAATTGCTCCACCCATCAAACGACTGTATTTTCCTATACCAAGTGCAGATGCTAGTCCATGTTTTGCATTTACAGCTTCGTTCAAGCTAAATTTACTCATAAATCCATTTATCATTCTATAGTAATTTAGAGCTTGTTCATTTTGTCTAGCTTGTAATTTAAGTGTTTGACCAAAAGGATTGTTTGTGGTTGTAGATTCAGTAACTGCATTGTCTGCTTCGGTTGTTGCTTTTTTAATGGCAGCGGCATTTTCTTTCATGTATTCAGTGTCATTTTCTGCAATTTTTTCAAAATTTACTTCTTGACCTGTTTCCTGTTTAAATGTTGAGGCAAATGTTCCAAACCAAAGAGGTCTAGATACAGCTTTATCAGGACCTGCTATTAAAGTTTCTCCTATTTTTTCTACACCTTGTCCTAGCAAGTCTAATCCATAATATCTCTTTATTATATCAAGTACCTCATCGTTTTCACTTTTTAGTTTTTTAGAAGATATTTTCTTTTTATCTACTCCTAATTGGTCTGCTTTAGAGCCACCTAAAATTTCATCTCCAAATAATTTAGTTCTGCTTTTTGATTTTGTATTTTCCACAACTCCTAGCCCCGTCTTATTCAAACTATAAGAAGAGTATTTAGTTATACCTGAAATGTATTCTTGAGGTCTAGTTGTTAATGCGTAATACGAGTTACTTAAATATTCAGCTCCAGCTCTTGGTAAAGAGGCAAGCATAGCATAATAACCCGCTGTTCTTAATCTATTCATTCTTGATCCACCTACTACGGATGATGAAGTACTATTTCCTACAACTACAGTTAAAGCTTCATTATAAACAGTTTGTAAATCTTGTGCAGCATTTTCTGAATAAGTTTTTTCTTTACCTGTTTGTTCTCCTCCTATATTTTTTCTTGTTGTAGATAATGCTTGACGAGTAGTAGATACTTGATTTGTTAGATAAAAATCTAAAGCTGTGTTTTTAGCTGCTCTTAATACGGTGCTTACAGGATCAAAATCAATAGGTTTTGCACCAGGTGTACGAGAATAACTAGTTTTTGATTTTGTACCAGGTTGATAGTCTGTAATACTTTTTGTTTGCTCTATTATTGTCTCATTGTCTTTTTCTTCATTAACTTCTACTTTGTGATGAACATAGTTGTCTGACAATTCAATATTATCACCTCTTACAATAGAAGTGGCATAGAGCTGTTTTTCGCCCAAACTTTCATATACTTCTTGAAATATTTTTATAGCTTTCTTGGTTTGTGGATCTAGTTCAGCATCCATTTTTTCTACAGAAATCTCTCCATCAACACTGTATTTTTTTTGTATCTCCAATAATGCTTCTACATCTCTATCTTTAATTCTAGAATTGTTTTTATTCTTTTTGTGATTTTCAATAGTTTTTTCTATAAATTCATCTGGAGAAGCTACGCCTTTCTTGCCTTTATTTGCTTGATATTCTTTTGCTAAAAGGTAGGTTGTGATTTCATATTTTTTCTTTACAGCAGAATTTTGTCCTTCCATACTATATCTTTTAGGATATAATAAATTTTC